ACGTCAGTTCGAAGGTGCGTGTGTCGTCATCAACGGACGTGATGTCGGCGCGAAGGCAGAGCGGCGGAACCTGAATCGTCTGCGGCTGCGGCGTGCCTCGCATGCCGAGCAGCATGCAGAGGACCGACGAGGCTGTGAAGAGACAACCCTACCGGCTGGTGAGGGTTGGTGAGACGTGGTGACGGTTAGTGAGACTTATACGCGACTACGTTTGCGAACTGGAACTGCAACGGCTGGACTTGTTTCTGAAGGCTGCCATTCGCTGACGACAAAGCGTCCATACTCCGGCCGCCACGAGCCCATGCCAAGCAGTGAGCCGGCCAGCACTAGCACCGCCTTCAGCTGGTCCGAGGGGATGGCCTCATTCGTGATCGATAACCGAAACCAGAGCGTCCACCCCGTGTCAAGCGCAGGGCGCCTGATGATCGCGGCCTTTCCACGGGGCCCCGGTGGAATGCGACCGACAGCCTCATGGATGTAACTTCTATCGGCAACACCGAACGTCGGATCGGTGTCGAGAAATACGAAGGCATTGACCAGCTTAAACAGGCTCGTCTTCTGAACCTTCAACTTCGACTCTCGCGCACCGTCGAGCATCACGCGCTTTAGCGTCCACTTCGGCACACATAGCTTGCCGTCGGTGCCGCGGTACACCTTCAACTCGGCCTCCGCGAGACGGCTGGCCTGCGACCCGCCGCCGCCGGATACACCCGAGTCCAAGACGGAGGGATCCACCATCTTATTAAAGAGGAACGGTGCATCGCCGGTCAATCGTCCTTCAATGATGTACATGTAACCCTCTGCTGCGCTTTGCTCCACTGCGCTCCGCTTCGCCACGCGGTGCTATGCCCTTGCTATGCCCCCGATACAATTCCCATCTGGTATCAACCCTCTGCTTCGCCGCGCCTGGCGGCGCTCGGCCGAGCTGTGCTTGGCGGCGATTCGCCCGGCTTAGCTTGTGATTGTGTTTTTATGCCGACGGCAACGCCTTCACGAACGTGGAGGACGGCAACGCCGTTCGCAGATACTCCGCGCGTTTCTGCGGGTCACTGACCAGTTCGCGCACGTACGCCAGCGCGGTCAACTCTCGCGCGCCAGCGCTCTGTTGCCGTCTACTCACGGTCGAGAACACAGAGGCTGCGACCTTCGCTTGTGTTTCCTCCGTCTTCGACGGTTTAGCCCTGCCCATGAAGTGAAACAACACGTCTCTCGCCTTCTCGTCTAACTGTTCGTCAGTAACTCGTGCCATCACCTATCTCTCCCGATTCGTTTTCGCCTTGCGTGGCCTGTTCCAGTACGGGCTCTTACACTTCGGGCAGACCGTGGGCGTGTTGGCCATCGTCCGAGGGACCCATTCGTAGGAACAGCGTTCGCACCGCCAGCCGTCCTTCGTCACCCGCGTCTTTACCATTCGGCGGGATTGTCGCATGCGGCCTATACTACTTCAGGAGCATATATTATGAAAGAGGATATTCAGGGGGTATGCTTGAGGCAGCGACTGTTACTCCGTCCATCGGAGGCCGCTACGCTGATGGGGATCAGTCGGTCGCGCGCCTACGAACTGATCGCTGCTGGGACTATTCCGTCGATGCGCCTTGGTACGTCTGTGAGGGTACCGCTCGACCGGCTGCGCACGTGGATCGACCAACAATGCAAGGTGCCCTCAATCATTCAACCGGACGACCATACCGACGGGCGTCGGACACCCTGATGCGGAGTTGCCCGCCAGGCAGCCGAAAGGCACGCAGCGCACCCTTGTGGATGTCCCGGTAAATCGTATTCGGATGCACACACCAGAACTTTGCGAGCCGTGACGGGCTCACGGTGCCATCCGCGCCACGGTCCTTGAGCGACGATGGCGGCGTGACGGTGCGCTCGGAGCTGTGGCTCATCGTCTTCTCTCCCAGCAGCGCAGAGGATTGTAGGCGTGATCACGGTGCTCGTGATGGTCCTCATCACTACCGCAGTGGCGACAGGGATCCTCCCCCTCGCGGAGTACACGATTCGGAGGCGCGGCCGGCAGTTCACGGTGCTCCAGCGATGACGGCCTCACCTGCGTGTTCAGGTCGGCTCGGGTAATCATCGCCATCGCTCCCCGAACATCGCGTTGAGCACGGCGACCGCCCGGTCGAGAACTGGCGACTCGTCTGGCAGCCGTGCGAACAAATCGGCAAACCGTCCCATGTCGTCATCGCTGGCTGGCGTGGCCACGGCCGCCTTCGTATCCGGCGCCTGAGACTGCCCAACCTGCGTCATTTTCCGTGGGTCGCTGTCGAGCACGATCTTGAGCGCATCGAGCTTTTTGTTGTCGGCCGCCATCTCGGCCAACAATTCATCAGGGTCGTAGCCACGCTCGCGAATCGCCTCGGAAAGCGTCATGATCCCAGACCGCACGTTGCGCTGATAGGCCAACCCTTCCTTGTCCGGTTCGATCATCGGCGGCGGCGGCGCGGTCCACTGAGCGGCTGGCGATGTCGGCAGGCTCATGATCGCGGCGGCCTCCATCGCCCACTTCCAGACCGGGTCGCACAGCTGCGGGATCATCAGACGCCACCGCCAGTCATCCACACTCGCCCAGTGCCGCAACCGCGACATCCGTGCAGCCGAGAACGGCAGCTCGGTGTAATCACCGGTCGTATCTTCGTATGTGACGCGCGTACCCGTCGCGATCGCCCGCAGCGAGGTCTTCGTGTAGTCCGAGTAGTCCCGTACGGACGGCGGTTGGATGACCTCAATCGTGCGGCCAGGTGGGGCGTTGATGATGGCGCCGGGTGAAATCCTGTCCGTCTGCGGATCGACGGACGGATCGGCCGTCCCGAGTGCAGGTGACGTCCCATCAATGTCACTCGTGATCACCGCCAAGCACGCGGCGATCTTCTGTTTCATCAAGGTCGCGTCCTCGAACTCGTCGAAATCCTTGAAGCGCAACAGGACCGGAGCCAGCCACGAGGCCCCCCGCACCGCGCCCGCGCGGGACGTCTTGAACCCGTGGATCACGCCATCCGCAGGGACCCGCACAGACTGGCCACTAAAAGAAAACGCCCCGTTGCCAGGATGCTCGGGGAAGAGCCAATAGGCGACTCGGCGGCCGATCGCGTCGAATTCCACGCCGTAGATGATGCGCCCGCCATTCGGCAGCGTCAGCCCGTGCTTGGTGGTGTCGATGTAATCCGGTTCGAGGATCTGAATCTGGAGCGGAATCGGCAACCCGTCTTCCGGTCGCCGCCAGCGTCGACGGACCAGCACCTCCCCAGACTCGGCCACGGTGCGAATGAAAAGCTTCTCGAGACCCGCAAGGTCATGTCGCCCGTCCGCATCGCAGGCGGTCGTGTTCGCCCACGCATTCCACCACGCGGCGACTCCCGGATTGTCGGGTTTGGGTTTGGCGACAATACCCAGGCCCACCGTGTGGTCCGCGATCGTGCTTAGAATGCTCTCGGCGTACGGGTTGTTGCGAACGAGATCACGGGCCACGTCACGCAGGCGCCCCACATACGGTGCCGTCGAGGCATTGGCATCCGACGTCGTGTGTCGCCAGCCCGAGGTGCGTCGGCTGATGCTGGCGCCCTCATAGTTGCGCTGCAGGAGATCGAGAGCCACACGAGCCCGCTGGCGCCGCAGCGTCCAGATCGGCGCCGGGATGGCGGTGGCCCGATCAAACCAGTGCCCGAGTTTTGGCGGCATTTTAGGTTCCCTTGCTCGTGATCGCGTACCGCGTCCGCGAGCCGCCACTGACCTCGGCCTGCATCACAGAAAGCAGCTTCAACATCTCGTCGATCGTATCGAAGGTCACCGATCGGTCATTGAACGTGATGGTCTTCGCGCCCTTCCGATCGAGGATGGCCTGCTTCAGCGCGTCGATGTCCGCTTGAGTGAAAGCCATCACGCACTCCTCGAGATAGGCATGTTCGGCCACCAGGAATTCTTCTTGCTAGCGTTCTCGGCCGCCGTCAACATCTGGAGGTTGCCCTCCCAATGGAGCCCGCAGACGATGGGCGACCTCAACGGCACGATGTGATCCACCTGCAGTCCACGCCGCACCGCTTCCTCATATATTTGAAGGATGGTTTCCTTCTTCGCCCAGCGCGGCGTCGCCAGACGTTGTTGCTCGCGTCGTGCGCGTTCAAGCGCGGTATAGTGCGCCCGCTTTCTTACTTTTGCCTCGCGCGATCTGGAACGCTCTCGATCGAGATTCCTCAACCGCCACTCCCGCCAGCGCTGATTCAGTTTGTCGCCATGGGCCTGACGGCACCGTCGTCTCTGAGCTCGTACTTTGTCAGGATTCTTCGCTCGCCAAAGGCACAGCTTTTCTCGTCGGGTCTCCTTGTGTCGCTGAAGGTAGCCGACGATACTGGCTCTCCGACGGGCTGCCCGTTCATCGGCAGACATGGGCTGCGCCCTCATCGATTCCCCCTCAACCAATCGTCACGACGTGGAATCCAACTCGTACGACGCTGCCTCGATGGCACTGCCGGCACTGGCGGCACCGTCACGGGCGTGCTGGACGTCGGTGGCGTGTGTAGCGGTGCCCCGGCGATCGCACGCTCGAGCACGAGCCAGTCTCGCTCCTGGAACCGGTCGAGCCCGACCACGGCTGCGGCACCGCGTGCGTACACCCGCGTGTCGAGATAGTGATTCTCTCGCCCCGGTATGAGCTCCCAGACGAAGACGGTGAACCCCTTCTGCGTTTTGTGCGGCACGAGGTGCTCGGCGGTGAGCTGTTTGAAAAACTCCTCGCCGTAGGCCGGGAAGCAGCAATACCCTGGAGGCTCGGTGGCGCCTTCCGCTCTGGCCTCATCCGTCGGTGGCCCGAGCTGCAGCCATCCGTAGAGCTCGCTCTTGGCGAGGTTACCCGCCAACGGCCACACCTTGTAGCCGCGTTTGAGCTTTTTGCCGCGCGCGGAGACGTCGACCGGCGACGGGCTGGCGACCAGCACGCTCGAGGTCTCCACGCCCTTCACGGCGATGACGTGCGACATCGGGTGCCGGCGCGCCCAGTTGTAGACGTGCTGCGTGTTGAACCCGCTATCCACCGCCAGCATAGCCGCCCGGAGCTCCACCCCACTGACGTGCCGGTAGCTGCGCTCGAGCAGTGCATCCGCTTTCCCCCAGGGACCCTTGTCGGTGCTGTCGGCGGTATCACCGGGAATCACGCCGGCGTCGATCGACCACGATCGTTTGCCGCGTCCCCACCCGACGACCTCGTAGACCAACCGGTCTTTCTGGACGTCGACGCCGACCGTCAGGAAGAGCACTCCTGCTGGGCACGTGCCGATCTCATACATCGCGCGTCTCTGATAGAGCGTCTCCCACGGCGGCGCTTCGCCCTTGTCCTTCCACGTTTCCCCGAGCACGGTGTTCACGAACGTCTTGAGCTGCTCGTGCCCGGCGGCGTTCGACTCGAGGAACTCCGCCGCGATCTGTCCCCAGGTCGCATTCGCGCTGAAACTGTAGGCCGTCCAGATATGAAAGCTGGCGTGGCCCTCGAAGGGGGCGTGCGGCCGCCATTCGCCGGCGGCCACGATCGCGCGCTTGTCTTTGTGATCAATGTCGCCCCCGCAGGTCCGACAGATGAAAGGCTCCAATTCGGGGTGGCCCTTCGGCCACCGCATGAAGTGCCCGACCGGCTCCCCTTCCGCGTCGACGGCCTTCTCGGTGAAGACGAGATACGCCATGAACCCGCATTGCGTGCAGGGCACGTAGTAGCGCCGTTGATCGCCGGACAGAAACAAGCGCTCGATGCGGCTCACGCCGGCGAGGAGCGGGGTGCTGCCGTCGATGATCTTGCGGTTCCAGAAGGTTTCCGTCCGCCGGATCCCCAGGCGAATCGGGTCGCCCTCGGAGCCGGCGCTCGACGGATAGGCGTCGGTCTCATCGAACGCCATGACGCGCCGCGTGACACGACGGAACCCGCGGCCGCTGTTCGCCCCGATGACCGACAAGATCCCCCCGGGGAACCGCTTGTGCAGGATGGTGTTGTCGCTGTCGCGCGTCCGTGACTCGGGAATGAGCCTGGCCAGCACGGGGCAATCGCGGAGCATGGGCGCGATCTCTTCCTTGCTGTAGCCCTGCGCGTCCTCGAGCGTCGGCTGCACGACCGAGATGGGGCACGGGTCCTGGTGCATGTAGGACCCGATCGCGGCGCTCAGCATCTTCGTGTACCCGACTCGGGAGGACTTCATGAATGTGACGTGCTCGATCGTCGAGTCGGTCATCGCAT